GTCGCGCCCGTATCGATCACCACGGCGTCCCAGCCCAGCGGCAAATTGGTCGTGACGGGGCTGACAAAGTCATCCATCATGACCACAAATTCAGCCGAGTTGATCATGCCCATGCCTGCGCGGTAGGGATACCCACGCGTGCGAGCGTGGACGATCGACTCGGTAAGACCAACACCATTCAAACTCATGATTTAACCCTCCAACAGTTAAACAAGATGTGCGCGGATTATCCCATTATAATCCGCGCACGGTTCACTCACTCAGACCTTACGGCCCATTCGACCCGTAGATGCCACGCGGATCGGTGCAGCCGACGGAGAAGCGCATGTAGCTCGCCGCCTTCGCGTTCTTGGTGTCGAAGTCGTTGTCCTGGTCGAACATCGGCTCGTCACGCCAGAAGAACGTCATGCCCTCGGGGCAGTTCGTCCGCACGAACCACGGACCCGCCGAGGTGAAGTAGTGGTTCATCTTGATGCCCTTGGGGAAGGCGTTGGTTGCCTTCAGGACATTGATGTTGTTGTTCGCAGTGTCGGACTGCAGCACAGAGCCCAAGATCCGATTGGCGTTGAACCACTCCTGGCGGGAGACGTGCAACGACTGGGGCATCAGGTTGATCAGCTGCCCGGTGTCATTGGTCGCGCCCATGATCTGGATGCAGATGTCCTCAAGAGAGGACTCGGCCAGATCGGCAGCCGGCGACAGCGCGTTGCTGTAGGTGCCGCCCGAGGCGTTGACGTGGGAGGTCGAGCACAGCGCAGCACCGTCGCCGGTCGTGAAGCTGGTCGTGACGAAGGCCGTGTTGTAGGGGATCGCGGAAACCAGTTCGATGGTCTGACGCATCGAGTAGGCGTTCGCGCGCGCCCGGCGCGTGGCGACTTCCTTGTACAGATTGTCGCGCAGTTCTTCGAACGTCACGATGTAGCCCAGCGCATAGGCGATGTGCGTGTAGGTCGTGACCACGCCCTGCGACTCACCGTCGTAGGTGATGCCCTGGCCTTGCGGCTTCACCACTGCGTTGGTGAACGGGGTGACTTGGACAGCCTGTTCGTAGGCCTTGTCCGAGCTGCGAACGTCGTACAGGTCGGTGTACTCCGCCTGATGCTCGTCGTAGACCTGACCCCACGTCTCGTAGACGCCGGGCCACAGCAGTTTCGGGTGAGAACCCGTATTGATGACTCCACCTGCCATGTTGTTCTCCCGTTAGACGCCAGCGGCGCCGGTGCCGTGACCGAGTTCGTGGACGTTGATCTGGACCAGATGCTTGGCGTAGGCGCCAAACTCATTGCCAGGGCGTTGGACCAGGCCCATCAACCGGAGCTGCAGAGTGGCGGTCGTGTTGGGCGTGGCGCCGGAGGCCGAACGCAACTGCCAGCCCGACACGAAGCCGTTACCGGCCGCGATCACCGGGATGGTGTTCAGGCCGATTTCGGTCGCAGCCAGGGCGGTGCCGTTGGATTCCTCCTGGATTTCGAACAGCACGTACGGGTTATCCACCACTGCAGCGTACCAGACGCTCGGGTCCGAGGCCGGCTTGTAGGTGATGTCCAGATTGGACGGGTTGAACAGGCCACCAGGCGTCTTGCCCAGGCCCACGATGACGCCGCGGAGAGCGCCGGTTGCCCCGCCAAGGACCACGCCGGGCACGCCCTTCGCATCAGCCGAACCGCTCGAGATGACCGGGTCGCCGATGTAGAGGGCGGTGCCGTAGTTTGCCGCGATTGAGTAGAGCCGCGCCTGGCCGTTCCACTGAGCACCGTTGAGGTACTGCCGTGGGATGAAGCCAGCGGGGCGGTTTTCGTTTGCCATGAAAAACCTCCGAGAATTGGGTCAGCTCCTAGCCAACCCGACGTTTGAAAAAGTCGGGGATCTTCGTCCGCGTGCGATCCACGTAGCGATTGCTCGCATCGTTTCCACCGTTGGACTGAGTTCCCGCCAGCAACGAGTTGATCACCTGATCATTCCGCTGCTCGACCAACTTGAGATCTTCCTCGTACCACTCCTGCTTGATCTTCATCAGGACCAACCGAATCGGTTGACCATCCCTTCCTATCTCGGAGCCTGCCACCACACTGACCCGGCTCCCCATGTCAGTGTTCCCCGTCCGGGTCGAAGTCCCGCCCAGGCCGGCGTCGTTGACGGAGGTCTCCGTCTCCTCGACGAACTCGTAGCCGCCTTGAAGGGCGCGCTCGAGCCGGTCCGGCGTCCCCTGGAACCAATGCAAATGATAGCCGGGGATGTCGGGGACAGAGAGCTTCTGCACCGGCACGGCCATCGGGATGCGCTTGCGCTCAGGTGCTGCGCTGCGATTGGAGGGATTGATGGGCTTGATCTCAGACATGATGTTCATCCTTGGAAATACAACTCGGCATAGCGCTCGCGCCACGCATCAATGGTCTTGTAGCGCTTGCCGGCGCCAACGAAATTGCGAGCTTCGGCTTCGCAAGCCTCCCGCGCATCCGCGGGTAGGGAGGCATAGCCCTTCTTCGCTCCGACGCGAGAGGTGCCAGACTCGCTTCCACGAGCACCCTCCACCTTCCCGCCCGGCGCCGCGCCGCCCAAAGTGGCTTCGACCTCCTCACGCACCTTCTCGTAGAAGGCAACGCCTTCGAGGGTCGTGCCGCTGTCGCGGAGTTCCTGAGCAATGCCGAGGGCAAGAGCCGTCTTGCGCTTGTCCGTCCCGAACCAAGGATTGGCTTCCTGCCACGTCTTGAGTTCCGGCGGGACCGCAGCGGGTTGCGGAGGGGGTTTGGTTTCCGGCTCCTTCTTCTTCGGCGGTTCGGCCGAGGAAGCGTTGAGGTCCACCATCAGCCCCGTGATCTCAGCAATCGCGGCGGAATCGCCTGCATCGTGCGCTTCAGCGAGGCGCTTCTGCAGATCCTTCTTGGCCTGCTCCACAGCCTTGACCGTAGCCACGGTGTGCCGCTCTTCGATCTCCTCAAGGGCGGTGTTGGCCTTCTGCAGCGATTCCTGCAGCGCGGCCTGATTGGCCTTCAACGAAGCAACTTCCTCCTGCAGACGCTGATTCTGCGCGCGAACGATGGGGAGAACCTGCTCCCCACGCGCCACGTACTCGTCAGCGTCGACGAAGCGCTCAGGCTCTCCGCGGTAGCGGGCCGGCGGAATCCAGCCCATTTTCTCCGCTTTGGCCTGCATCTCCGGCGTAGCCGCGGACTCGATCACAGTTTGGTCAGTCATGCGGATTCTCCTTCATCCACGATGGCGCAGAAAATGTCGCGGTCGTTGACCAGCCGATACATCTTTCCGTCCTTCGGACCCTTGGCCATGAAGCCAGCGTACTTGGTCACGAGGACCTTGTCGCCCGGCCACGCACGCGGCGAGCCTTCATCGAACCAAGCGTGAGGCCCGGTAGCAATGACCACTGCGCGCGAGTCGACCATGTCCATCCGCCCCTTCACGCTGTCGGGAATCTCGATCAGAGCTCCCTTGCGTTCCGGTTCGTAGGTTTGAATGAGAACCGCAACCCCGCGAGGTTCCAGTCCGCTTGTGTTTTCAATCATCACTGATCTCCGATACATACTGCTCGTAGGTGAAATCCGTAACAAAGGCGTATCCCTTGCACGTTCCTAGATTACCCACATTCACTAGGATTGTTGCGTCTTTGGTATAGTCGGTGAACGACCCACCCTCCCAATGCTGGCGCAGCGCCTCCCGTTTCGCCTCAAGAATTTTCTTGAGCGCGATGGTTCCAGGATGCTGGAGCCAGGCATTGAAATCTTCCTCGGTCAGGGCCGGCGTGGTCATTTGGAACCCTCCGCGGCCTTCGCCAGTTGTTTGAGCCCAAGCTCATGTTTGCTCTGAATCTCCGCGGCCTTGAGCACCGCATTGATGCGCGCAGTGAGTTCGTCACTCCGCGACTTGGCCAAGGTGAGCTGTGCGTTGACAGCGGCCACCTGGGCGTATTGCTGTTCGGACTGAGCGTTGGCAGCGGCTTCGGCGGCCGCACCCTGCAGCTGCATGATCTTCGCGTTGTTGAGGCGCTGCTCTTCCATCAGCTCGGCAATGAACTGCTGAGCTTGGAGTTGCAATTCCATCTGCAAACGCTGCGTTGCGCCCTGCTCCTTGATCTCCTGGAGCTGCACCTTCGGGTCCTTGGGCGGCGGAAGGCCCTCGGTCCCGGTGAAGAGTTGATCCATGTTCTCCACTCGCATGGCGCGGAGAAGGTTGCGCTCGGCAGCGTCCCGATTGTAGCCGGGTACGGCCTGAGCGCGAGTAGCGACGGCGCCGGCGAGCTGGAGGCGTTGGACTTCGCTGGTCACGTTGGGGTCGGCGACAGGGGCAATGTTCTCTGCACCGCTCAGATAATCGGCCCGAGTCGCGCCTCCCACAGAGGGAGTGTCAAGGGACATGAAGATTCCATTGAGGCGGAAGAGCTTCTGGAACTCCTCCTTCGAAGCCCTCCAAATCCGCTTGAAGATGGCAGTATAAATCTTCTGCCCCATCTCCACCATCGTCTGCGTGGTCTGCGCCGGAGTGTTCTGGCCGGGGTTTTCCCCGACTGTGATGTCCGTCGTACCACTCACACGCGAGGTGTAGTTGATCAGGAGACTGAGCAACTGGAACAACACATCCGAAGGCGCATTGACGGGGAGGGGGAAGATGGACTTCCGCAGATCATCTCCCGTAGCATCCACGCGCTTCCACTCGAAGGGAGAGAAGTTCTGCACACCGCCACGAATCTTCGCGCCGCGGGCCAGGAACCCTCCCGCCGTCGTCTGCATCGTCCCGGCATCGAGGAGCATGTTCACCAGCGAGTTGACCGCTTCATTCAGCGGACCGAGGAACACGCCGAAGCCAATGTCGTACACTCCTCCATCCGGCGAGGGAATGAAAGTCTTCTTCGTGAAGTACGCAGTTGGCGTGATGCGAATGACCTTGCCGGCGCGAGGCCCGCTCACCACCCGCTCCACTGCACTCATCGAATCAAAGTTCGTCACGATGCGAACAACGAAGGAAGAGTTCTTTTCGAAGGTGATAATGTAGGGCTCAGCATAGCCGTCACAGTCCAGGTCCAAGTTCACGTGCTGCTCGTAGAACATGAAGCTGGTAGCACCGTCCGGGCGGCTCGGAGTCACGCCCTGACGCTTGTCCTGTTCCTTTCGCGCGAAGGAAGATTCAACCAGCGGCGCCTCCTTGTACCAGGCTTCCTCCAGACAATCCCGCCAGATCCCCCGCATCACAGCTTCGTAGATCTCATTCCGGAACTTCGGCACATGATGCGTTTT